TCATTCGTTGAATTTGATATGGCTGTAGCCATCCACCTCCCATAATGAAATGGAGTACCATTGACCATAAATCTAAAACATAAATCCAATTTAATGTTTCGATAATTAGTCATTCTATTAACAACTCTCTTATTAGAAAAATAATTAGAAGGTTGTATAACATCAATAGTAGTGGTGGCGACTGTCGAATTAGGAGTGTAAACTTTTTGAAAAACTTTCACAGGTCGAGACAAAAACTTCGCTAATGAAACTTCGTCTGTATCAACATTGTAATAAGTTGCGTCACGCTCTGCATCGTAAGACATTTCATAATGCTCAGTGTCGTCGTCCAAAGTTGTGATCACTTGCGTTGTGGATCCTTCCAAAACATGCATCATGTTTGAATCCATTTCACCACTTTGTGGAACATATTGTGAAAACATAGGAACAATGCATATTATTTCCCACAATGTGTCATCATCTCCAAAGAAAGGTAAATCAATTTCTCCACTCTGTGGCTTATTTTGTTTGTCTTTCTCAGCTTTCTTGGCAAGAGCTATTCCAAAGGCATCCACAAACCAATTTGATTGAGGAGGTGCCTGTGTGAAATTTCCAAGTTCATAATACAAATAATAAGCATCACGATAAAACTTAACACTGGCAAACGCCTCCAAAACAACAGACCCATCAGAATATAATAACTCAGGTGGGACTGCAATGCCGTCATAATAGCCAAGAAACGGAAACACGCCAGATTGAGGTTGAATGCCAGAATGTGGCGTCAATGGAAAATTGTCAACACTAGAAGATGGAGATAAATCATCACAAGCAACACAAGACAACAGCTCAGGATGACATACACCGCACGCTTTTGAGTGCCAATATTGGTATGTAGGGCCGCTGCATGAGAATCCAACAAACTGTGGATGCGCATGATATGTGTAACAATGATCTGAGTCGGGCTTTCGAAGCCTCCCGTCAGACTCAGAAACGGAAGACATGTAAATCGGGCTATCCGGCCCTTCGACTGGGGTTATGGTCGCTGTAGACCCCATGTTTGTGTATAGTTTTGACTTCGTGCCTATACGTGCACCTTGTTTAGATTTGCTGAAGGATTAATTTAAACAGAACCATCACCCTCATAAGGCCCTGAGTCGAAATGTCCAATACTCATCTCCCAGACAAGCCTCGATAAATCTTGAGTATGATCTACCTGGTAACCAGTGTCTGGTTCATCTCTAACATATTTGTTTCGCCACATTTCACAACGATCAAAAAATGTTAGGTGGTTGGTCTTCACAAACCTTTCGAGGCGCTCCTCTGTAATAAACAGATTCACCTTACTTCGAAATTCTTCATACACCTCCTCCCCATGAGCAAAAAGCTCTAATAATGCGCCATCTAAAATCTGACCAAAAATTTCAGACGGTGATAAATGAGGAGTCGGAATTCCACACGTAATAGATTTCAACACGCTACTGTACGCTAATGCGCCCAAGTGGTGCTCTAATTGTGGTATATACACACTCTTCCTTTTTAAAAAATCAACTTCACGAGTATTGTAAAACAACTCATGTGTTCCCTCTTTATCGGGTGGTGTGTACTCTATGCCGTATAAGTGCAAATAATGCGCTTTTACCTTAGCATTAAACCACGAACAAGACGTTGAAACCGTGCCAATGTCGTCATCTCCGTATGTCATCATATGTACATTCTTACGAAACGGAGGGGGTGGTTTTTGTGGAGAACTATCATAATAAGCACAACGAGAATTTAAACTATTAGCAGTGCTATTCACATATGATGTCATGTTTTGCCCACTGGCGTTCCCGCGGGACATCATCACAAGTGCTCCATAGTACATAACCATAAATGTAGTTAAATCTGGTACCATGGCGCTCATAATTTTTAATTCTTCATCCGTGTATCCAACAACACGCGCGATGCGCATGTATATAGAGTAACACGATTGTGTAACATTCAAAAATTCCTTTTGATCATATCCCTTATAGTCGCCAGCTATGCATCTATGTTTACCAAAATGCTCAACATATTCCAAAAATTGGTCCCATTCCAACGAGTGACTATTTACGCCAATAGCACACTCAGCCAAAATTGGCAATTCGCTCAACAATCGGGCAATAGGTAACCAATATTTACGAACAATCAGCTTAAATGGAGTGCCATTTCCGAAAAATACGCGAACTTTATCTTTGCCCAACTTCACTGGCTCATCTTTCAGATGGGCTATGAAAACTGGAAAACATCTTCGTCCGGCGGCATATTCACTCTCCATACGCGTGACTTCATCCCAAATTTCAGGGTAAATAAAATCACGCTCACCATCAGCGCCAGTGAGATATTCGCTCGTTTTTCCTTTCAATGGATAACCTGCTGCTGTGTTCGTCTTCAAAGCATCTAAAAAACGCACTCCAGGCACACCATTCACGTTTTGTTGATTCGTTAAAGGACGAATTATTTCACTCATCCCAAACCCGAGGCGTTTTAATTCACTTATAATTGGTAACATATAATCTAATACTGCCCATTCAAGAGCATCAAGCGATGGGCCTATTACTGGCGTTGCGAACTCAGCCATGTTTTTGGAAAAATGATACCATTTAGGAGGCGCGTTCATATTAGGCGGACCATGGGCAATTGGTATATCAAACCTATTTAAAAATTTGACACCCAACTGTCTATAAACTACACTAGTATGGTATTTATGAGTGGGCCCAATAGTACCGAAAACGGTAATGTTTGCTTCAGGTGCTAAAAATTTTGCGGGATGTTTAGCCGCTATTCGCGGTTCCAACTCTTGTGGCAAACTGTTCGGAATGCTCTTCGCAAAATCTAAATTTATATAGCCCTCGGTCCCACATTGCACGGCAGAAACCAAACGCTTAAATAAAATATCAGACGCATCTTGAACCATAGTCCGAGTTAAAGCTCCAGCGCACCCACGTGGTGAGCCTGTCAAACCACCTAAATGAAAACCTACAATACAAGGAGGTTTAGTATCAGCAACCCACACGCCCATACACATGCCGTTGAAAGTGTGCCCAGTGTCGAGCATATAGGAATAACCATTAAACCTGCACCCTTGGGCCCCAGTATCTTGGGGTCCATATTTTAGTCGTGCCGTGTGATGCTGTAGCGCACCATTAGGACCACGAACTACCATCTGGGCTGGAATGTCACGGTCCAAAATGTTTTCTGGAAACCAATCTTTAACGCTCTTTCTAGGCATTGCGTTCGAGACATAATACGCACATAAATCGGTGTTTGGAATATGAAACCACGCCTTCTGTGAATATACAAAAGTTTGAGTGTGGTTATTAGTAACATTCCCGTCAACATATTTCTCGCGGGAAACAATGCTTATTAAATCCAGACCACTGTTGTGTACTAACTTCAGAAAGTGTAATGGTACAATACAAATATTTTGCTCTACAAAAAATGCATTAACAAACTTTGTCCCATTCACAAAAAGAACTAAATTCTTTTTGCAAACTTCTAAAACATCTGCGCTCACGCTAGTGGCGGGGGCCCTAACTTGTATAGGCTCCAAAACAGTGGTTGACCAACAATTTACTTGCGAAGAGTTTTTCTTTACTTCTTCCATTGACAAAGGAGTCAAATTTCCCTGTGGCTCAACCTTAACTTGTTGTTTCACCATTTGCCAAAACGTGCGTAACATATATACAACGATGACACATTTTATTGTACATGCGATAGCTAAATAGGATCCATCCGATGTTCCAAACTTGTAATGTTGAAATTCGGCGCGCCGGAACTCGCGTAAACGATTATGCATTAAACCGAACGTTGAGTAAATGCATCCAACGACCCATAGCAATCCTGTGCCGTAGGCATGATAGGGTATAATAGGGTAAAATGGAACCAGCGCTAAATAACAAAAATTACGTATGTCTGCAAGAGGATCTAGTCCAAACCAAGATAACAGATGTGATATTCCTGGTATTGTCCATGTCTGAACATCTCTACAAACTTTTTTCCACTTATCATTAATTGCATTCACATCGACAAAATGCGGTTGGTAATTCTTATGTGGATACTCTTCTTTGTATTTATTGCTTAAAAATGCTGGGACTGA